CCACTACACACAAAGGCGTACCCTCAGCTGAATAGCTTATGGCAATGCGGTAATGGTGGGATTTAAAATATTTTTCATAGGGTACGCGTTGCAAATATAGTCAAACTATTTTACAATCCTAATTTTCGTATTCATAATATGTGACACTTTGCACATCTATTACAACACCATCTTTCTTCAGATACCAATTACATAGTGTTTGAGGTTCCCAATTATTACCTGCATAGGCAGTAACTTGAACATACTTGCTGAAGTCTACATTGGTTACTTCTAAACCTTCAGGATTGTTTACGAATTTCTCATCACCATTAACATCTGTATATCTGAATGAAGTTGTTCGATACGATGCAAGTGGATTAAAGTCTGTATATAGCTTGAGTGTACATGGTGTAGGTTCATTACCGTCAAGCTCTTCAGGTTGGCAGGATATAAGGCTAACTGCCATAGCCATCAATAGTAACTTTTTCATGTTGAATAATTTTAATTTTATTTCCAAATAATTGTAGCGATCATAAAGCCTACGATAGCACCAACAGCCAGTATTAAAAACACTTTACTGTTACTGTTGTCGTATTCTGCTTCTTTCACGATAGGTTCGGGAGTTGATACCGGGGCTTTGCGTATAGGTGTAATAGTCATTTGTTTTTGACCAACACGTACGTGCGCTTTCTCAATTCTCGATTCTTTTTTAGCTTGCTTTACCAATGTATTAGCAAGGGTCAAGGTAGGTACATCTCCTATCCATCGTGTAACATTGCCTTCTTTCTTGATATAGTTTGCCTCCTTTAGCAATCGCATTAATCTTGAACTAACTGCATACTGCGCTCGCAAAGCTGATGCATTAAACTCTTTTTCGTTGTAAAGTGTTACCATGAAATTGTAATACTTTGATGCTGTGTTTCTACTCATTTCTCTAAATATGTTTTAATTGTTTGTGTAAATTCTTCAAATGACCTGCACACCTTAACGCAGTACCCTGCATTGATAAGCTGTGCGTGAACGATTTTTTGCGTGTCAGAAAGTTTACCCTTTTCGGTTTTCATTTCGATGTACAGCGCATGATACGGACCTGATGGCATGCATATCATGAGGTCGGGCATGCCAGGCATGGCACCTTCTGCTTTCAATATGTTCCAACGTTTGGCCCGTTGCACAGGCGTACCTCCGATAAACACCCCGTTAGGGAATGAAGCAATCAATGTTTTGGGGAATGAGTAGCGAAACCATTCCACACATCGCTGCTGTATCTTGCTTTCTTCGTGCTTCATGCAGTAGCTTGTTGTAACATGTTACTCATAGCTAACCAAAACGTGCCTACGTAGTGATCATCTGCTTCGATGTCTATCACATGCAAATGATTTTGAAGCTGCAAGAATTCCCATTGCCCTACTGGATGTACCTCGTAATCACATCCAACGGTTACAGGGCAAAACTCAACCGTGTGCTTCTGTACAGGTATGTCAAAGCGCACTAAGTAATTAAACGAGTGGTTTAATGTTACGATATAGCATTGTCTACTCTCATTGACTACTTTCTTTTTGATGGTGTAGAAAGTCTTGCCGCCTACATTACGTACTGAATGAATATCATATTCACTTGCCATCGAATCCTCAAAGCTTTCGTGCATCTCCATACGGTTTAAATTATCTTCAATAGCCTTCCAACGCTTTTCGCGTTCGGTATTATCAAAGATTAGCTTAGTCCATTTGATAAGCTTCTTGCTAGTCACATTCAGGTGCAACCGTATGTCATGGAATCGGAGCTTATTCCAATTCTTAACTATGAAAAGAATATCACTACGTGTAGGTAGTTCGACTGTGCGTGTTTTTGGTTTACTCATCGCCTTCGTTTTTAATAGTTATTACATTAATGATTTCGCATAGTGGCAGCTGCATTACTTGGCTAAGGTTCATTAGCTGTCGTAACTTAATGCTGCCCGGATCTGCACACCAGTTGTGCAAAGTCTTCTTGACAATAGGTGTGTTGCTTCTTTGCATCGCACGTAGGAGAGCCGCTTTGCTCCCCACCGTGCGTGCAATCAACCCGTTTAGTTGATTATTCTTTCTCATTGTATCGGTCTAAGATTGTGGTTTAACTTATAGAACAGTTCACGATGTGCTGCGCTGAAGTGATGGTGAAATACTGCCTCATCAATGGGCGTGTATAGCTTTTCGCGCATGTCCTTTTCTAATCTACCCGCTACCTCTTCACTATCTTCATACTGGATAGTGTCCATGTTGATGTAAATATCATTGTAGCGTACGGTGATCAGCGTGAAGCTTTCAGTAATACAACAGTAGTTCTTGTTGTATGTACCGCAGATGTAAAAGAAAGGGAGTGTTACCTCCGTTGTGTTGATTACGGCAGGTGCCGTGTGTTGGATTTTAACTGTGTTTGTCATTGTATTGATTTATTAAATTAATTTTCGTTGTGACATGATCTGCATACGCCATACTCACTTGTAAGTTCATCAAGACGCGGTTGGTAAAATGTGTCTTCATCAATCTCTGCTTCAGGATTAACATCTAGTATTGCTAATACTTGTTGTCTTGCATATTCCCATGCTTCGTTTTTGATTGCTTCGCTATCGCAATAGATGCAATAACCGTTGTCTGAGTGTGGGTGTGTTAGTCCGTAAATGATTTGCATTGTTTTTTGTTTTTAATTGATTACCTTTGACGTGTACAAATATACACCAAAGTTTTAAACGTGCAACTATTTACACCGTAATTTTAACAAACTTTAACAAATCGACTGTGTAAGTATCCATATCGGGAAACATTATAACGCATGGCTAAGTAAGGCCACAGGGCTAACTCACGATAAAACAAAGGCAAGTGATCTATTACACGAGGTGCTTGCCCGGCTAATGGATAGACCAGAGCAGGACGTGAAAGATATCGTGTGTGGTGGTAAGGTAGAAGCATATGTAAACCGTGCGTTGTGGCTATCATACCACAGTAACCGCAGCGATTACGCGGTGAAGTATCGCAAGTACTACGAGCTGCACGTAGAAAAGCAGTTTGAGGACAATAAACAAGATGAAACGTGGATAGGTGCATTCATAGACGGTGAATATTTATACAGCGCAATAGGCCGCTTAAACGAATACGATAGCATTTTGCTGCGTCTATATAGCAAACCTGATTTTGACTACAAAGAATTGAGCAGAGAAACGGGTATACCCTACAACTACCTGCGCACATCCATACATAGAGCATTAAAACGAATACGAGAATATGTTAAACTTCAACGTGCCCTTGCACATTCAACGAGAGAGATTGAGCATTTGCCAAAAATGTAAGTTCTTCAAGGCGTCAACTGCCTCATGCGGCACACTTATCATAGGGCAAACTGTAGATCTCGAAGAAAATAACGTTACGCACTACAAAGAAAAAATAAAACTTTGCGGGTGCGTCATGCCTGTAAAGACTAAGTTTCGTTTTGCATCATGCCCGGCACGTAAGTGGTTTGCCCTTGACTGGAAGCAAGAAGAGATTGCCGCACTTGATGAGTTTATTCACCGCATCCATAAGGCGAATAAGATTGAATCAGAAGACTTGAAGCTTTTGTACTATTGGTTCAGCAAAGTAACAGGCAAGCATCAACAGGCATCGGGCTGCGCATCGTGCATACGTGACCTTATCACAGAGTTCAGACGACAATTAGGTAAAATACAATAATGGAAAACAATACAATAAGCCAAGTCACTAACGAGGACTGTATGGAACTAATGAGCCGTTACCCCGACAAATATTTTGATTTGGCAATAGTTGATCCTCCATACGGAATACAAGCAAGTAAAATGACAATGGGAAGTGGTAAACATAAATTTAAAAAAAATAAAAATTGGGATTCGACAATACCAGATGAAAAATACTGGAATGAATTGTTTAGAGTATCACAAAACCAAATTATATGGGGAGGTAATTATTTTAGCGAATACTTACATCCTACACCACACTGGCTTGTATGGGATAAAAACAATCCCAATTTATCTTTTGCAGAAGGGGAACTTGCATGGGTTCGAAATGGTAAAAACCTACGTATTTTCAAACATTATGCTGCAATGGTCGAAAATGGAGGTAAGGTACATCCAACCCAAAAGCCCGTTAAACTTTACGAATGGATTTTAAAAAACTACGCAAATGAAGGCGATAAAATTCTCGACACTCATTTAGGAAGCGGCTCGTCGCGTATCGCCGCCGATAAAATGGGCTTCGATTTTTACGCGTGCGAACTAGACCGCGATTATTTCGAAGCGCAAGAGAAAAGGTTTAAAGAATACAAAAGTCAATTAGTAATGTTTTAAAAATAAGAATATGCCCCTACCAACACCAACACCCGAAGAACCGAAGAGCGAATTCATAGCACGCTGCATGAGCGATGCAAAAGTACAAAGTGAATTCCCCGATTCGCAACAGCGCATAGCCGTGTGCATTGCGCAGTATGAAGCTAAATAACAATATCTTATCGAAGAATATGGAAAAAACACGAAACGAAAAAGGCCACTTGCTACCTGGTCACGGTGGTTTAAAACCGAAAGGAGCAGTAAGCGAAAAGACCAAAATGTGGAATGAGTTAGGCGAATGGTTCACCCAGCAAGGTGCAGCCAAGTGCATGCGCATTATGAATGAAATGGAGGATGAAGAGTACATCAAACACTACACCGCCCTACTCGAATACTTCAAACCAAAACAAGCACGTGTCACGCATGCAGGTGATGAGAAAGCACCCGTAGTTATTCAGGTGCATTCGGACTTGTAACAAAAAGGAAACAAAAACTACAATACAATAGAGCATGAAATTAAAGTTCAGCATAGCAGCGAACGCACAGGGTGTAACACTTGGCAAGTACATCGACTACCAGAACGCAGTCGATAAGGTTGAACAGGTGCGCATCATTACGGGCAAAAGTAGCGAAAGCATAAAGCTACTTCAACTGCCTGTGATGGACGAAATCATTATGCGCTTTGAAGCTGCGATTAAGATAGGCAGTAATGACTTTCAGCGTAAGGTGCGTATAGGTGCCATTGAGTTAGGCTTTATTCCTAACCTGCAAGAGATGACCTTTGGTGAATACGTGGACTTGGATAGCGCATGTGCTAACCTGTACAAGGATGGTATCGTGAACGGTGAAGCAGCACACAAAATGATGTGTATTCTTTACCGTCCTGTGAAAGCTAAGTTCGGTAACTACTATGACATTGAGCCATACAAGACTGATGGCAAGCGTAAGTACGCGGATGCTATTAAGGACTTGACCTTAGACCATGTACTAAACGTACTGCTTTTTTTTTCGAGTTTAGAAATCGAGCTGTACAACAGTTCCCTCGAATATTTGGCAAAAGAGATAACGGAGATAGTGAAGGAGATGAAGTAACAACACCTGAAGGCTTAGCGGTCTACGGATGGTTTCACATCATAGAAAGCTTAGCCGATAGGGACATAACAAAGTTTGACGCTGTGACAGAGCGTAACGTATTTGAAGTGTTTACACACCTAACCTACTTAGCAGATTACGTGTACACACAAAAAGTTGAAATGAGAAAACGCAACAGATAATGAGTAGCAGTTATAATTATAGTTACAACGTTTTGATTAACCGCTTCGAAGCATTCGCAGCCGGGCATCTACTTATCAAACGTTTTACGCATGGACAGATTGACCTTAGTGATCAGTTGAATGATGACCAATATCCTTTCATGCACGTAACACCTGATACGATTGAACCTGTAAAGGGTGCAATGCAGTTTGGCTTTCACGTTATGTTTGCTGATATACCCCGTGACAAAGAAACGAAAGCGGAATACCAGCGCGAAGTCATCAGCGATTGTGTGCGTTTAGGTCAAGACCTTATAGCTGAAATACAAAACGGTTTAGAATTGTTTGGCTTTAATGTACAACTCGTGAACAACGTAGTGTTTGAGCCATTCATGGAGGAGCAAAAGAACACCGTAACGGGTGTGGCTTTTACCGTAAAGCTTGAAGTGCCGTGGGACTGGAGTGCATGCGACATCCCTGCGGTGTGGGCAGTAGGTGGTAACAGTACAGGTGGCAGCGGTTCGCCTATTGGTTTGCTTTTGCAAGTCAATGGAGTGAACAACGTAGTGCAAAGCGAACTCGACCTTGTTGCAGGTACGAACGTAACGCTTACCGATAACGGTGATGGTAGCGTAACTATTGATGCAACAGGTGGGGGTGGTGGTGGTAGTGGAACAGTTACAAGTGTTGCGCTAACTGCGCCCGCTGCATTCAATGTGAGCGGTTCGCCTGTTACTACTTCAGGAACATTAGCACTATCTGCCGCGGGTAATGCATCGCAGTATATCACAGGTGCAGGTACTTTGCAAACCTTCCCGGCTATACCTGCTGCACAGGTGAATTCAGATTGGAATGCAGTAAGTGGTGTAGCGCAGATACTAAATAAACCAACACTTGCAGCGGTTGCAACAAGTGGTGATTACAATGATCTAAGCAACCTACCATTTATACCTGAAAATCTCAAAGACTTACAGGACGTAAGCGCAACGCTACCAACCAACGGGCAAGTGCTTACATTCAACTCAACAAGTGGTGAGTGGGAACCTGCAAACAATGGCACGGGTACGGTAACAAGCGTGGATATTTCTGTGCCAAATGCTTTCAATGTATCAGGAAACCCCATTACGTCATCGGGTACAATTGCTATAACTGCTGCGGGTACATCAACACAGTATATTACAGGCGATGGTCAACTAGCGAACTTCCCTACTATACCCGCTGCTCAAATACAATCCGATTGGACGCAAACTAACAATGCAGCAGTTGACTTTATAAAAAATAAACCGAGCGTTGGTAGTGGTATTGCACACGGCACAGCAGCGGGAACAGATACATACACCGTAAGTATTACAGGTGTTGCTTCATATGCCGATGGTGATGCGTATTTAATTCGCTTTACAAATGGCAATACCACTACTTGCACGCTTAATATTAATAGCCTTGGAGCGGTTACTCTTTACCGTAACAATGACGGGGCGTTAATAGGTGGTGATATTTGGGAAGGTGCTGAAATGCTTTGTATCTACAACTCCACCTTAAACGTATTTCAATGCATAGGCACTTCATCAAATAGCCTCTTTGCCTATGTGACGAATGCAGAACCTAGCACCACAATTACTAAAGGACAACCGGTATACGCATTTGGTGGAACAGGTGACCGCTTGACTGTGAAGCTTGCATATAACACAAGCGATGCAACAAGTGCGCAAACGGTGGGCATGGTAGTAAGCACCTCAATAGCCCCAAATCAGAAAGGTATTATCATTGTTGCTGGTCAACTTGACAACTTAAGCACGTTGCCTACACCTACTTTTGCCGATGGTGATGCAATCTATCTTGGAGCAACAGCGGGTTCGATAACTAATGTCAAGCCATCTGCACCTAATCACTTGGTGTATTTGGGTATTGTTACAACTGCAAGTGCTGGTAATGCAGGCCGCATGTATGTACGTGTGCAGAACGGTTACGAGTTGAAAGAACTGCACGATGTAGACTTAATTAGTACACCACCTGCCAATAATGATGTACTCGTATTTGACACAAGTACTACGCCTGATTTATGGAAGGCTAAAAGCATACAATCTATTTTAGGCTATACACCTGCGCAACGAGATACGTTTACTATTCGTATGGGGGTTGGCCCAGCAGCACCCGCAGATAGTACTACTTATTACTTCGGTGAAGCTGCATTAAACCTTAGCACAGTAGCTACCTTGTGGGATAATAAGATAGCGTTTGCCTGCAAGTTAGTAGGTGCGCAAATCATGGCTAACAATAGTACGGGTACTGCAACAAGTGAGGCATCCACCATATCAGTACGTATTAACAACACTACCGATGTATTGCTTTCAAACGCAGTTGTATTTACAGGTGTACCTGCTACTTCTACTTCATATACGGTAACAGGATTAACTCAAAACATTGCAGCTAACGACGAATTGACTATTAAGTGGGTAACACCAGCGTGGGCAACAAATCCAACAGGCGCACAGCTAGTAGTAACATTATATTTTGAAAGAACATGAGAAAGGAATACGAATACAAGTTACAGGGTGATGGTACAGATTCATGGACTGTAAGTGAGTTTGATGAGAATGATGTGTTGATCAGTAAGTACATTGTGCTTGAAGACCCCACAGTTGAAGTAGGCACAGCATTGAAGGCTGTATTATCAGCTACACCAAGTGAATTAGAACAAATCAAAAAATTGTTAGGCATTGTCTGATGAGTTTGAAGACATATTAAACGAGTATGCTGTTGCTGTTATAGAGCGGGCTCAATCCAACTTGCGTATTAAACGCAAAGTGCGAGGTAAGATTGTGAATCGTTTTTCATCAGGTTTATTATCGAAATCGCTTTACTATAATCTTACCTTTCGTTACAACAAGCCAACACTTGACTTTACCGTAAGTAACGACCAAGCGGGTAAATATGCAGATGTCATTGAGTTTGGACGCAAGCCTTATCCCGGACAACCTAACAAACGCCCACCCGTAAAAGCGATTGAAGAATGGATAAAGTTGAAGCCATTAAAGCTTCGCAATAATCAGGGGCAATTCATAAAGTCAACCGATGACACTATTAAAGCAGCGGCACTACGAATTGCAATTAGTATTGGTGAAAGAGGTATTGAAGGTATTAACTATTATCAGGATGCAATCAATGATACATGGGATGAATACAAGGATAAGTTGATGGAAGGTTATATAAAAGGAATTGAACAAAGATTACTCTTAAACAAACGATAGATGATAACAATAATAGACCAACCGTATGCATGGGCAGTACGTGGGCAGAAGCTCATGATAGTAGCAAGCAGTACAGAAACTGCACAGGTTGGATTTCGTTATGGTGTAGAAATAGATATTGATGGCACGCTGTATAACTTTTATGTAGCAGCTGCGCCCGATGGTAACCTATACTTTGATGTGCAGTCATTACTCAATGACATGCGTAACTATGAGCCTGTAAACTTTCACCTGTCAACTGATGACACCGTAGATGATCTAAGCAAAAAGGTTTTGAACTTTACGCTTACGGAATGGTGGATAGTAGGTGGTATCCTAACAGAGGCAGAAGGTAGCGCAGAAGTAGGCACAGAGTGTTTGATAGTTAACGCATACTACCAAGTAAAGGACGGTTACAAACCATCACCTGAAAGCGGTAATTCAGCTGTCAAGTATTCCTTGACAAATGCCACATCGTACGCTATGAGTGACCGTATCATAGGCACTCACAATTGGCCGCTTGCTGCTTCATTTGGTGTATCAAATAACAACGTAGTAATACCATCTTTTGAAACTGACTACGGTGTATTATCCATACCGGGCAATGCTACTTACTTAAGCAATAACGGTGCAGATAAAATGGTAATTACTATTTATTCAAGCGCAGGCGCACCAACATCACAAACAATTTTTTTAAATGGATATGATATAGAAGCTTTGCCTGTATATCCTGCAAACCTAAATGATTGGACAGCATTAACAGTAAAGCCTTCGTTATTTCCGAACTGGAGATACTACCAAGTAGTAATACAGAATAGTTCAAGTAACGCAGTATCTGAAACGTACATCTTCTACAACGCAAAGGTTTACGGTCAATCCGATTGTTGGTGGGATAAGATTCGTTTAGGTTGGGTAAACAGTCGTGGCGGTTGGGATTACTTTAACTTCACAAAGAAGTCAGAAACGAGTGATGAAATCCAACGCAAGCCATACCGACAAGTGTTGTTCAATGGTACAACTACCATCTTCAGTACTAATGATCGCGGCAAAACAGATAGACGTAACCTTGTTGAACAGGTCATAACTGCGACAAGTGACTACATTAGTGAAGAAGAATTTACACTATTGCGTTCGCTAATGGTAAGTAATCAGGTAACATGGCTAAGCACAGACCAAGGCAAGCCGATTGAAATACCTGTGAACATGGATGACACTAGCTATCTTGAAAAGAAGATACGTGATGGCAAGCTATACAACGTGACGGTGAAATTTAGAATCGCAAACGAATACTGGACATAACGCATGAACGGAGAAGTACAATTAATAGTAAGGCCAACTAAGACACTAACGCTAACAAGCCAAAGCAACACAGCCATCTATGGTAGTGTAGGGTCATGGCGTTTGATTATAGAAAGCTTTCCTGAAGACCTTGAGTTGGATGGCAAAACGCTAACGCTTATCAATGCCAATGGTGATACGCAAGCGTGCACGGTTGCATCGATTGTACAAAATTCTCCTAGTCCCGGCTTTACTCGTTTAAACTTTGACAATAGTAATCCTTTCAACTTTGATTTCACATTAGCAGCGGGCGGTTACTTTCTTTATGATCTAAGTAAAGAGTACTATCTTGACTTGTTTGTCAATGAGAGCATCTCGCAGAACTGGAAGTTTCAAGACCTTAACAACTTTACTTCACAAGGTGCGTTCAGCCGTGAGTTCAGAGTACCGTTTAGCGACACAAACCAACTTGCACTTGGCGCATTATTCGATGTGAACGTAAGCGCAGGTGACACTAACTTTTTTCACTACAAGTTACCCGCTGAAATACGTGTTGACACTTTGCCTATCTCATTCGGTTATGTGCGAGTGCGTAAAGTGTACAAGCAGAACAACCGTATTAATGAAGTTGAGTTAGCGTTCTATGCTGAAACACCTGACTTGGTGCGTAACATCGGGGAAAAAAAACTAAAGGATATTACCGACCTGCCTAACCTAAATCAAAACATGACCTATGCTAATATCTCTACTCCTACCATACCCGGTATATGGACGGTATTAGAGCGAGGTCAGTTATGGAGTGCAGGCAATGAACAAGGCACACGCCCGATAGATGAAAGTACAAGTCCTATTTACGCGGCAGATTTTACACCTGCACTTGGATGGAGTTATTTGTTTGAGCAAATTATTTCCGATGCGGGTTTTGAGTTAGAAGCGGGTACGTTGCTAGGTATATTGTCAGAGTATCATATGCCATGGCTCAATAGTCAAAGACCAGTAGCAAGTGATTCGTTTAATGACTTGCTTTTTCAAGCATCTACCACGGTATCACAAATATTATTAACGGGCGCACCATCAATTTTAGTAGCTGATACTGAGATTTATGATAATGGTGGTGATTACAATGCCGCTACATATACCTATACCACACCATCGGAAGGGTATTATACTTTTCAAGTAATATTGCAATTGACCAGCGTAAGTACTAATGGGGCTGAATGCGGAATCGGAGCAGGATTAATTGTAGATGGCGTTAGCATACCAAATCTTGATACCGTTACGGCTATACAAGATTTTCCAAGTACTGTAGAACGTATATTAACATTCCGCATTGGTATTGATGCAGCAAGCAATGTTCAATTGATTCTTACCAATAGCAGCCCAAGTCAGTTAGATTTTTGGACTATTACAGGCACATGGTCATTAATAGACATAGAACTAAAATACGGCCAAACATTTTACTTTGACCTTAACGCGCCCGATATTAAGCAGATTGACTTTGTAACCGATGTACTCAAGATGCACAACTGTGCAATCGTATCTGATAGGACACTACCTAACAAAGTACAGATAGTACCGCAAAACAGTTACCTAGGTAGTGGCAATGTGCTTGACTGGACATCGAAACTTGACACGTCAAAGGACATTACCATTAGCAGCACGGTTGACCTGCAAAAAGCTAAGTTTCAATTTACCTATACGGCAGGTGAAGATACAATAAGCAAAAAATATAAAAATGTCAACCGCGTTTATGGTGACTATGAAGTGGTAGGTTATACGGTTAATCCCGATATTGAACCGAGCGACTTTGCTATTGGTGATCAGTCGATAAAACTTGTAACGCAATCTACTCCATGCGCACCTGTTAACGGCACAGACATAGTAATGCCTATGTTTATTGATGACAGTTTAAAGTTTATCAATCCCGGCATGAGATGCTTGTACTATGCAGGCACGTTTGAAGGTTTTATTTACGATGATGGTGCAGCTGCAGTAGTGCAGGGTAATATTCGTTTGCTAAATCATTACAGCGCAATCAATCCTGATATAAGTGACTTTGATTTAAACTGGGCACCTGAAGTACCACCGTACACTATCAATACAAATCCATACAACAACCTGTTTAATCTTTATTGGCGCACTTATATGAATGCCTTGTACTCGCCTGATGCGCGTATCATGGAGGCTTCCTTTGCGCTTGACTTGAAGGACATACTAACGTTTCAATTCAGCGACAAGATTTGGATAGAGAATGCGTATTGGCGCATACTTGAGATTAATGACTACAAGGTGGGCATGCAAGAAAGCACATCTGTAAAGTTGATTAAGTTTCTTGAAGATGTTGAAGATTGCAGCGCAACACCCAGTACTGTTTCAATCAACGGTGAGGTAAACTTTGTAGATGGCAATGGTGACCCTGTATCGGCTACTCAAGATTGCTGCACACGATACGGTTATAACTGGGATGAAAGCACGGCAATCTGTTGGGCAACCATTCCGAGTGGGGGTAGACCAAACACAAACGTAGGAGGTACGACTACAAACCCAGCACCACGTGTTACCAAAACTGCACAGCAAACACGTTCGATAACCAATAGTGTAATCAATGGTGATAGCATTGAACTTGAGATAGGCAACCGTGACATGTTAGCGGTTGGTAATACGCTTGAACTATACAAGAACGTACAGGGTAGTAACCTACTTGGCAAAAACGTTTACACGAACCTACCTGGTATGCACCTAGGTGGTGGATTTCGTGATGGTACAAGCTATGTCGAAAAAGGATGGGCGCAATCAGGCACAGTTATACTGCACAGAAAGGACGCATATCCTGCTGCGGGTAATGCCTTTTATTACATAGAGGGTATTACTAATGAACACATAGAGCTACCTAATGATACATTGTGGTCATGTTTATTGAATGTGACTATTTGGGATACTAACGCAGGTACTTATGCAACAGGGCAGTATTCATTTGCCATGACTAAGGTAGCAGGTGTTGCAGCGGTAAGCGCAATAACCGCACTTAACACGGTCAACACAACTGCATTCACGTTTACGGTAGGTGTGAACGTGGCGGTACCTGCAAACCACAGGCTGTTTTTGAATGTAGGTGGTGGTGGTACATTCCCTGTCAACATCATAACAACGGCTTCGCTTCAATATCAACAAAGTAAAATATCATAAAATGGAATCAATCAAAAACTCAATGCGCTATTTGCAGCTAGGCATCGCACCAAGTAGTAAGTATAACTTTCAACTTCGAAAGTGGCAACGTGTGATGTGGTATATCACGCTGTATATATGGCGCACTATCTTGTTTTTCGGACTTATCTATTTACTATCTAAACTTATATACTAATGGCAGAGCCTATTGTTCGGAGTTTCGTAATTGACACAACTGAGAGTGAACAAAACCTCAAAGATTTAAATGTTCAACTCAACGCAACGGGCGCAGCAGCCGATAATGCTGCTAATGGATTAGAGGAGTTGCCGGATGCTGAACAAAAAATAGTTCAATCTACTAAGTCACTTAGAAGTCAACTTAAAGACTTACAAGCAGAATTAGCAAATACGGAACCTGATAGTGATAAATACCGTGAACTTGCAGCGGCAGCAGGTGAACTTAAAGACAGGATGCAGGATGCTGCACAGGCAGTAGGTACTCAAGCAGGTGGTGCATTCGAAAAAGTTAGTGGATCACTTGGACTTGTTACATCCCGTATTACCAGCCTTGACTTCACAGGTGCAGCGGAAGGAGCGAAACAGTTAGCCGCAAACATTGGCGGTATCAAGCCGGGTGATATTACCAAAGGCATACAGGGTATAGGTACTGCCTTTGCGTCTATTGGTAGGGCGTTACTTACTAACCCTATTTTTTTGATAGGTGCAGCGATTGCCGCTGCTATCGTGTATGCAGATGAGTTATTGACGTTGGTAGATGGTGTAACCGATGCTGAACTTGAGCAACTTGAAATTCAAAAGCAACGTGCCGCACAGTCAAAGCAGCAATTAGATGCAATAAGTGACCAAGAAAACATCTTGCGTTTGCAGGGCAAGACTGAAAAGGAAATCTTGCAGCTTAAATTTAATCAGGCACAGGCTGCACTCAATGAGCAGAAGATAGTAATTGAAACTACTAAGGCACAACGTAAGGCGCAGTTAGAAGCAGCCGAACGTAATGCAAGCATCTTGACTGGTATAATCACTTTCTTGACTGCACCACTTCAATTGATACTTGCGCAGCTTGATTTGGTCACGCAAACCGCTAAAGATTTTGGTTTACTAAGTGATGAAACATTTGCAAAGGTTGGTAACTTACGTAACCGATTCAATGAATCAATCACAAGTTTGGTATTTGACCCGAAGCAGGTAAAGGCCGATGGTGATAAGGCGATAGAAGAACAAGAAAAGATTTACAAAAACTTAGAGAATCAACAGGCGGGCTTTCAATTATCTATTAATCAGATAAACCAAAAGGAAATCGATGATAAAAAAGCGGCAGATGAAAAGGCCGCAGCGGATAGAAAAACGGCAAATCAAAAGGCAGCAGAAGAAAGAAAGCAAGCAGCAAAGGATGCAGCGGATGCACAGCTAAAAGCCGAACAAGAAGTAAGTGATATTCTCAATCAGCTATACGAAGAGAACGTAAAGGAGTTTGAAGAAGCGGAAAAGAAAAAAACCGCAGCTGCTGAAGCCGAAGCAGCCAAACGCAAGAAAGCAGAAGAGGAATACGACGCAGCCATAACCGCACTACGTGCTGAACAGGATGCTAAAAACCTTACTGCTGATCAACAGGAAATTTTAGCAATTGACCAGAAGTATTTAGACCTGCGTGAAAAGGCAATACAGGCAGGTGAAAGTACAGTTGAAGTTGATGCAGCCTATCAACAGGCATTAGATGACCAAGAGAAAGCATCTGCACAAAGACGTATACAGAATGAAGAAGCCGTACAAGATGCAAAGCTTGCATTGACTAGCGAGGCATTAGGTTCGGTAAATGCGCTTGTTGGTGCTTTTGCTAAGAAAGATGAGGCAAGTCAAAGGCGTGCATTCAAAATACAGAAAGCAATCAGCATAGCACAGGCCACAGTTGATACGTATAAAGGTGCTAACGCCATCTTTGCCAGTGCAGCAGCTAACCCTGCAACGGTGCTTTTCCCTGCACAGCCATTCATTGCTGCGGGTTCTGCTATCGCTGCGGGTATTGCGAACGTAGCAACCATTGCTAAGCAAGAATTTCAAGGAAGTACACCACCTGCAACAAATGAAAATCCACCTCCTTCATTAGATGGTGGGGGTGGTGGTGCGCAACCTGCACAGTTCAACCCGCTTGCATCTGCATTCTTGCAAGATAGACCTGAACAAGTAACACCGCGTGCGTATGTACTTGCGGGTGATGTGGCAAGTCAACAAGAAGTGCGTACTAAAGTTGAAGACCTCTCGCGTATAGGATAAAAAAAACCGCCCACGTTTGGACGGCCTTTGTGCTAACTTCGAGAATGAACCGAATAGAAACCGAGCAAATATAAATAACTTTGTAAAATGGAAAAAAGAAAAGTAGTTAAGTGTGTTATTGATGAAGAAGGCCGTTTGGGTATTACCGCAATGGGCCTTGTAGATAGCCCCGCAATCGAAGAAAATTGGATTGCACTAAGCAAGATGCAACTTGCCAAAGTGGATGAAGAGCGTAGGATGCTATACGGCCCTGCACTCATTCCGGATAAGGAGATACTTCGCTATGATGACAAAGGCGAACCGTACTATGTGTACTTTGAAAAAAAGACTGTGCAACAATTAGCGCATCAGTTCTTCAAAAAGAATCTGCAACACACTACCAACTTGCAGCATGAGATACCAGTAACGGGCGTGACCGTTGTTGAATCATGGCTGAAAGAAGGCAAGCAGGATAAGAGCCTACAACTAGGATTGCCTGAACTACCCGATGGCACATGGTTTATTGGTACGCATGTAGATGAAGATGCAGTATGGGAAGATGTTAAGATGGGTAAGGTAAAAGGTTACAGCATAGAAGGATTCTTTAACGAGGTAGGTGTAGCCATGAGTGGCGTGAAAAACTATGAAGCAGAATTGATGTTGGAGCTTGATGATATTCTAAGCAAAGCAACCAATAAATAATTTACATGATAAACATCGACAAGGCACTTGAGGTACTTGGTTTACCTCCCGATTTTGAGGCGTATAACGGGCAGATTCAGCAGCGAATCAATCGTGGATATACCGTGTATGAAAACAATGATTTTTCAAGCGGTAAAAACGTGATTACTTACACGGTTGAACAACGTCAAAGCACAGAACTGTTTGGATTGTACCCGCTGAACTATGCGGCTATGATGCTTTATACTGGAGGCTTCACACTTGAGGGCATGACCGATAAAGGTTACCACTTGTTGCAAGCACGTAAGGCAGTACTGCACGAACCTCCAAGCAGTCGTGCCGGGCAAGTAGTTCACTATGTAGAAAGCAATATCTATTTCAATACTGATCGCGTAGAGTTTACGTATGAGCCATACGAAACGGTGGTAAATGGTATTGCCGATGACATGACTAATCCAATTGTGCGAGTGCAGTACAAGTCACGATTGTTAGGTAAGGACGCAACAGGCAAGACGGTTGTTAAGTGGACAAGTCGCGGCACGATTACGCCAAAGAAAAGATTCAGACGTGATGAGTTCTTGCAGCTTGCGGGTATAACCGAAGAACAATTGGTATGGAATTGCCGTATCACCTACCCGATTGTACCCGTTAAAGGTGAAACGCACATCACATCGGTAGCAATGGACATCGAACAACCAACGACTACAAGCGTAAAGAGTACGGTGTACATCAATGGTATTGATGCGAACACGTTTGACTACAAGAAACTCATCAACTCGTTTGGTCAAACCTATGGAGGGTATATGCAACAGTACAGATTGTACAACGGCCCACGATCAATTGAAACCAGCATTAATGTTTACGGCAGCACGCTTGACATAGGGCAGAATCCGACGCAAGATTCTACATTGAATCTGCAAGCAGGCGGGTCAAACACGTACAACGCTACGAATCGCACGTTAACTTACAACCCAAGTTTAGAAGATGATGCGAAGCTACTAGCGTATATGGAGTTCTTACCTGCTAATGGTAAGAATGAATGTGCAGGAAAATGGCTAAGCCTTGAAACAGGAATAGAAAATTTGTATTAAATTCGTCCCGGTTAAAAAGCATTAGTGTTTAAGGTATAACTGATTAAAAAGAAAGGCCCTAACGAGGGCCTTCTTTTTTTAACCATTAACTACTATCAAAGGATACAAGCACGTATGTATTCTGCAACCGACATCTTGGATGCTTTCGCGTTTTTAGTCACTAGCTTCATTTGCTTTTCAGTTAATCGTGCGCTAACTTTTTTTGAGAGTGTTTCTGTTGCTTTCATAAATGTGAGTATTTAATTACACGGCTAAGATAAGTCACGGGCATGGATGTAACAAAACAATGTTTTTGCTACTATACCCAAATACTAATCGATGTCAAACATTAAAGAACAAATCAAATCCGTATTCTCGAAATACGGTATTGACCCTTCAACTGTTGGTATCAAGTTCGAAGAAGAAACCGCTACTGAAGCAGCTGCCACAGAGGTAAAGTTTGCAGTAGAAGGTACTTTGAATGACGGTACTAAAATCTACTCAACTGCTGATGAGTGGGTAGTAGGTGTGGATATCTACACTCAAGATGCTGAAGGTAACCCAGTACCTGTACCTGCGGGTGAATACCTGCTTGAGGACGGTGTGACCAAAGTCGTAGTAGGCGAGGATGGTCTTATTGCCGAAATCGAGCGTGAAGAACAGTCAACTGAAATGAGCAGCGAAGACCTCGTTGCCGTTATCGGTTCATTGTCTGAGCGTATCGCTGCACTTGAAACTGAAAAAACTGAACTTGCTGCTGCAGTTGAATCTGCAAAGAATGAAGTAGCAACAGTTAAGGCTGAACTTGCATCTGTAAAGAAAGCACCTGCCGTTCCTTCAGTTAAATCACAAGAGTTTAAGAAAAACGCACAGCCTGTTGTTGCTTCGAATGGATCATCATTCAGCGACTTCATGGAGCAAATCCGTGCTAAAAAAGTAAATTAATTCACCTCATAAATTATTATTTAAAATGCCAACAACAACTTCACTCACCACCACCTATGCAGGTGAATTAGCTGGTGAAATCGTAGCTAAAGCTTTGTTGTCAAACGTATCTGCACAGTACGTGACTATGAAGCCAAACGTACCTTACAAATCAGTAGTACGTAAAATTGATGACACCGTATCATTTGCTGCCGGTACATGTGACTTTACCCCAACAGGTACAATCACTTTGACTGAGCGCATCTTGACTTTGGAAGAATTCCAAGTGCAGCGTCAAATCTGTAAGAAAGATTTCTTCACAGACTGGACTACTGCTGATGTAATGAGTGGCCGTGTGAACACCCAAATTCAAGACGCTATCATTGAGCGTTTGACAGGTGGTATCGCTGCTGCTAACGAATCTATCATGTGGAATGGCGTTAACGCTACCGCAGGTCAATATGATGGTTTCTTGACTTTGATTAAGGCGGGTGGTTCAGGTGCTGTATCTGCGGGTTCAGGTGCTTTGGATTCAACTAACATTATCGCTACCATTTGGGACATCATCAACACAGCTCCTGCTGCTGTTAAAGGTGCTGCTGAAAAGCCTGCACTTTACATGGGTCAAGCTGCTTGGGAAGCTTACATGCAAGCACAGATTGCTGATGGTAACGGTTGGTACTTGACAGGTGGCCCTGAAGTATCTAAGCGTTTCGTTGGTATGTACGAAATCTACGTATGTCCGGGTATGGCTGCTGACAACATCGTGTTCTCACAGAAGTCAAACCTGATGCTTGGAACATGGCAAGAAAACCAAATGAACGAAGTTTTCATCTTGGATATGCAAAACCTTGACGGTTCACAGAACGTACGTTACGGTGCGCGTTTCTACCTCGGAGCGCAGATTGCAGTAGCTGAAGACATCACCTACTGGGGAGCATAATTAATAACTAAGGGGGTGTAACAGCCCCCTTTTAAAACTATATAAAACATGGCTTGTGAATTAACCACAGGATTTACCCTCGGATGCCTTGAAGGTATCGGTGGTGTTAAAGAAGTACTGATTGCTAACTACGATGACTTTACATCGGGTATTACCTTTGGTGGCCCTGATGGGGAAGTAGACGGATTGCCAACTGCTACAATCTACCGTTACGTTCCGTTTCGCAATAGCGGTTCTTACATTGAAACAGTAAACAAAAACCTTGAAACAGGTACTCTTTACTTTTCACAGGAAGTAGGATGGACTTTCGGTAAGTTGAATCAGGAAATGCGTAATGAGTTCTTGAATGTAGCTAAAGCTAAGATGATTGTTTTTGTTCGTACGAATGATGATCAAATCTTGCTAATAGGTTCAGGTGAAGGTTCGCAGCTTACTGCTGGAACTGTTCAATCAGGCGCACAGAAAGCAGATTTGATGGGTTACCAAGTGACTACAATTGCAGAAGAACTTTCTCCTGCTGTACACCTTGAGCCATTTACAAGTGTGCCTTTCGATAATTTCCCAGGCATTACTGTAAGCCCTGCTTACTAAGAATTGTTTTCCGTTTGTGTTCTTGTTGTATTGAGAAAAGGGCAGGTTATATTTGACTTGCCCTTTTTTAATTAAAGAGGCCCATGATATATCTAACTACAAATACAGCGAATCAACAAGTGTATCTATCACTTGACGAAGCGAGGCAGTACTACAGCACAGCATTCACAAACTATCTTCTTATTCTCACACACGAAGAGAATAGCACTACCGGGAATGACCTTGCACAGGTTGCTACCATTGTTAGCGAATCGGTAAGAATTACACACCTAACTATTACAACAGTTGGGTTAACTTTGGCGGGTAGATACCGCTATGAAGTATACGGCCAAAACTCTCCAAGTAATACTAATCCGACAAACGCTGCTGTTGTTGGTATTGTGGAGCGTGGGTATGCTGTTTTAAATGACAATACAAGTTGGTTTGACGTACCTGTCAACACCATACCAAATGATATAATATATGAACCATAACGAATCAAACATAGTATCGCTAAAGCTTAGTGAATACGTAGCTAAGAGTGATGCGGAAAAAGTAGACCGTAAAGGGTGGGTAAACTACGGTGATCAAAATGATTTCCCGCAGTACCTACGTGACCTATCACACGAATCACCTGTACACGGTTCTCTCGTTGTGGCTATTGGTGATATGATAGCGGGTAAGGGTATCCAGTCTGAACAATACCAAGCTGAACTAGACGCACTAAATATAGACACTTTAACCTATGCCTGTGCAAAGGACTTGAAGTTGTTTGGCGGTTTTTTCATTGAAGTGATTTGGAGCAATGACCGCACGGTGATTAGCAAGCTAAATGCTATACCATTTGAAGAATGCCGCATTGCAGTCAATCAAGAAGACGAAAGCGAGATAGGTATTTACCACAGTTACGATTGGTCAAACATTCGTAAGAAAAAGAACACGCCCGAATTCATTCCGAAGTATAATTACCTCACACGCAATGAAGAGCCACGTCAAATCTATTGGTGCTTTACGTACACAGGTAGTGATTCTTATCCGCGTCCCGATTACTGGAGTGCGATTAATTACATTGAGTTAGATAAGCAGATATCTATATTCCATATCAACCAAATTTCAAACGGTCTTTTCCCTTCTACTATCATCAACTTCTATAACGGGCAAGCAACGCCTGAGCAGAAGCAGCAGATGATGTTGGACTGGGAAAACAAAATGAGTGGCGCACGTAATGCAGGTAAGGTGGTAATGTTCTTTAACGAGCGTGACCAACCTAAGACTGAGATTACACCATTCCCTGTAAACGATGCGGATAAGCAGTATCAATTGATGAATGATACAGCACAGCAAAAGATTATCACAGCGCATCGTGTGACTACACCACTTCTATTTGGTATACGCGAAACATCAGGATTTGGTAGCAACAAAGATGAAATGGCTACAGGTCTTGAGATATTCAACAAACAAGTCATTGAGCCATATCAGGCAATGATCAATAGCAGTATCGAAGAACTGTTGAGCAATCAATTGCCGGGTGTTTCATTTGAGATTGTACCAAACACACCACTTGTAGCAGAACAAACATCTGTTGTAACCGATGCGAATGCAACAGGTACTACGGCAGATGTTGCTGCTACTGCTTTGAACGGTGCGCAGATTAGTTCACTTGTTGACATCGTAATGCAAAGTGCTGCGGGTGCTGTGCCTGTTACAAGTGCTAAAGCAATTGTTCAAGCTGCATTCCCAACGTTACCACCTGCAACAATCGATGCAATCTTTGCCGATGTGTTACCCGGTACGCTGCAACCAACTGAAGTGATTCAATCGAGTGTTGAGTTAAAAAAAAAAGTAGATGATAGCACAGTAGGTGATGCGTTAATTGCATTAGGTGAAGACCAAAAAGAAGAATGGATTTTGATTGATGCGTATAACGCTGATGAAGAAATTGAGCATGAGTTTGCGGTGCGCACAGGTGCGGCAAGACCAGCGGCAAAGAGTGAACAGGATGCCGTTATTGATGGCAAATACTTTATTACTCGTTACGTTTACGCAGGTAGCTTTACTCACGATAATATGCGCCCATTCTGCAAGAAGATGGTTGAAGCGGGTAAGCTATACCGCAAAGAAGATATAGTTTCAATGGAGAATGTCGCAGTCAATCCCGGATGGGGACCTGAAGGCGCAGATACTTATGACATTTGGTTCTACAAAGGCGGTGGTAATTGCCGCCACTTTTGGGAGAAGCGTGTATATGTAGATGCAAGTGGTGCGAAGATTAATCCTAATGATCCTGATGCGCAGCGTATCGCTGTTTCACTTGCTGAACGTATGGGCTATAAGGTGCGTAATAACGCACTTGTAGCAAAGCTACCTGAAGACATGCCTTACAACGGCTTCTTACCAACCAATCCTATTTACGGCAATCAATAATTACAACTATGGCAGAAGTACTTTTAATATCAGAGAACTACATAAAGAAATACACCACCGTCAATGGTAGTGTTGACCCGAACATACTGTACCCATCGGTATATCTTGCACAGGATAAGTGGCTACTTCCCTTTTTGGGAACTGACTTGCTTAACAAGATTAAAACCGATGTAGCTAATAACACCATTGCAGGTAACTATCAAACGCTGCTTGAAGATTACATTCAAAAGATGTTGCTTTGGTGGGTAATGGTAGATGTAACACCTAACCTGTGCTACCGTATGGACAACGGCACGCTGGTGCAGCGTCAATCTGAAGATACCGTACCTGTATCGGACTTAGTCATGAAGGATATGATAGACCGTGCAAGGCAGAATGCAGAGCATTACACCACTTTGCTTGTTGACTATCTATGCGCTAACTCAAGTTTATTCCCGGAATACTCAACTGCAACATGGCCTGACCGTTCACCGCGTACAGATGTGACTAATACGCTGAACTATCAATTCAGTTCGGGTAATACTGCCACTTCATTTCGTCCTACCTACTCGCGTAATATCATCAACCGCATACCATGAGTGAAAAGAAGACACTAAAACAAGACTACACAGAACGCTTGCGTAAATACGAGCGTGAATTGCAACTAAAACTTAGAGCAAATGGCAAACAAGAAGCAGCAACCCGTGACAAAAAGTAACGCTTTGAAAAAGCTATTGTATAACGCGAAGCTATTCGATGGCATTTGGTCTATTCCGCTTGCCTTCGCTTTGTTTACCGTAGCAGGTGCGATAAGTTACAGCTACTTCGGTGATGCTTTGATTAGCACAGAGTACATCCAGTACATTGTACTTGCAGGTTTCATCATGGTCTTTGCAAACTTCGTGACCTTCTTAGGCATACGCTTTAACTTTAGTGCATTGCAAAAGGCGGTCTATGATAAAGAAATAAAGTACGAACTAAATACATATCTAACGACATGGCAAAAGGTTGTCTTATACCTGCTCTTATATGCGTTTTACTTTGCAGCTTTTCTATTCGTATTGCGAACGCTAATGACGGTTATTGTGTAAGGTTCACGGCCTTATCATTCGTAGGCGTAAAGGAGAAGGGCGGTAACAACATAGCGTTTACTGACCAATACTTGCAGTACATCATGAGCTTGCAAGGGTGGAAACCTACCTACCATTGGTGCAGTTTCTTTGTTGCAGCTATGCTGGATGAGTGTGGAATACCTCACAAGATTAGCGGGTGGTCGCCAACTGCATACAACAAGAATGATGTGATCTATACAGATGGTAAATTCTACCAATCGTACAACCCGAATGACGTACTGGTCATGACTTTATCATACAACCATTTTAGAAACAGTAACAGGTACAAGGCCATCGGGCATACGGGTATAGTTGACCGTATTAATCCGTATTCAGTACGCACCATTGAGGGCAATACAAATGATTCAGGTTCACGTGACGGGCGCAGTAGTGGTGGTGTATATGTCAAGATAAGACCATTGAACAAGAGCATACATATAACAAGATGGAAAAAGGCATGAAGCGCATAGCACTTTATATAGGCATTATAGTCGTAGTTGGTAGTGGTATAATCCTAACCTTTCGCGGCTGCAACAAGAAAGAAAATCCGGCTGTTGATAGACTTAATACTATCAATGATTCATTGTATCAAATCATTCAGCTGAATAATGATAAGACCGATTCACTCTTTGCCAAGATTGACTCACTTGCCATGCGCACGGATACCATCATAGAACGCCACCAAATTACCAATGAATACTATCAAAATGAAACGTTTAATATTCTTAACTCTACTCCTGCTAATGCAGATAGTAAGTTTCGGGCAACGCTCAGAAAGTCGGACTCGTTACTCAAGGCGGGATTTTACACCCGAACTTACAACCTACGATCAGCAGCTTTTCAATCTGAACTACAATAGCATGATGTACTGGTACAACACCACCAAAGAATTGGATAGTTTGTATCAGATGGAGAAGCTAAAGACGCACTATTATGCTAAGATAACAGGCATACAAGCAGCGAGTTATGAAACATTAGCGACTATCTACGAGAACAAGCAAAGCATCGAAAGTGCCGTCAATGCTGAGAAGGATAATCAAATAAAGGATTTGAAGAAAAGAAACAGGCGGTTAATAATTTCCAACACAATGCTCACAGTTGGTATCACAGCGGTAGCTTTTTCTACTATATATTTTACAATACTATAGATATGGATTTTCAGCCGAGAGATTTAGTAACAATTATAGGTGGTGCTGTATCGCTTACCGGGTTATACTATGCTTTGAAGCGTGACGTTGTGAAGGTTAGCGCATCACTTAAGACTGTTGAATCATACCATAAACGAGAGGTTACCATGCTTGCTGAATCTATAAAGGATACTAAAGAAGAATTCAATAATAAACTCACGGCTATGAAGGATGAACAGAACAAGGCTATTGATAAGCTTGAAAGCAAGATAGACACCATAGCTACGCAGAATATTTTGATATCAAACAACCTTGCGGAATTGACAGGATACTTGCGAGGTAAATAAAACATACTATGCATACAATAGACCGCGAAAAATTACATCGTGAATTGCACGATGGAAATGGCCCTATTATCCCTAGAGTTCGCGAATTAATAAAGAAGTATGCGCTTGACATTACCGTCAATTCATTAGACAAAAGCTATCGCAGGTGGGTAGATAAGCTTACAGTTGAATCGGTAAAGCCAGCACCACAACTTGCAAACTTGGATAATCATATAGGTGATTTTACCAATATGATAAATGAGTTGATACCACAGGAAGCGAACCCGCTTGACTTGCCACCATCACAGGAATCAAACTATAAACCGTTTAAGTTACCCGTGAATCATAACAACATCTTGTTGCTATCGGATATTCACGTTCCATACCATAACATACAGGCGTTGACGCTTGCACTTAAGTACGGTTTGGAGAATGAGGTTAACACTATCCTATTGAACGGTGATATAATAGACTTCTACGCAATTAGTCGCTTTGAAAAAGACCCTAGAAAAAGAAACTTTGGGCATGAAGTGCTAATGACCAGGCAGTTCTTGCAAACGTTACGCAAGCTTTTCCCCAATGCTGCTATCTATTACAAGTGTGGTAACCACGATGTGCGCTATGATCACTACATCATGCGCAATGCACCTGATTTATTAGGCATGAATGAGTTTAGTTTTGAAAGTTTGATGAAGCTTGACGAACTGAACATAACGTTCATACCGGATAAACAGATAATCCATGCAGGTAAGTTGACAATATTGCACGGGCATGAACTGGGTGCATCTGTATTTAGTCCTGTAAACATTGCACGTGGTCTGTTTTTACGTGCTAAGGATAGCGCATTGTGCGGTCATCACCACCAAGCAAGTGAACATACAGAGCCTAACATTAATGGCAAGCTAACAACGTGTTGGAGTGTGGCTTGTTTGTGCGAATTACATCCTGATTACATGCCGATCAACAAGCACCATCACGGGTTTGCACACGTGCGTATCATGGATACGGGAGATTTTGAAGTGAACAATTATCGCATTGTTAATGGTAAGATTCGATAAATGAAAAAGCCCCCACCGTTGCAGGGGCTTTTATCAATCAAATAACAAAAACAATGAAAAGTGTTATGAACACAAAACCGTTGTAAATATAGCACAATGAAACGCAAGCCACATCCAAAAGTTATTCATCGCAAACTCGGAAGGGAGAAGGCTGATGGGTTGTACTGCGACAACGTTATTGAGATAGACCCTACATTGCCACCTATGCGCTATCTAATTGTGCTTATCCATGAGTATCTTCATCACATTCAACCTGAGTGGAGTGAGGAAAAGGTGGATGCTGAAGGTGAGGCACTGGGTAGGTTTCTGTGGAAACATGGCTATCGCAAGGTGCAGCAATGATGCGCCCGCTGCTAAGGATTAAAAATCTATTCATCAAACAATCCTTCCGTTATTTCTATAAACCTATCGTAAAGTTCGGCTATCTTTCCTTCTACCTCCTCACTATTTTCACCGTACTTAAATTCTCTTCGCATCAAATCCATGATGTCTTTTAGTGCATCCTTATACCGGGCAGCGTTAAGAGTATAGTTGTATTCTATTTCTTCTTCTGGTAGATCAAAGGTTAGTGTTGCTTTCATCTTGCTTTTTAATTTGGTTATTTAAATCACGTAGTGCTAGGGCTATTAGCCATATTGGTATTGATATTATTAGTGCTGCTATCATTTCTTTTTGCTTTTCTTTTTTTGATTGTTGTTGGTTGGATGGTGTATGCACCATATATGTTTTGGTCTACTTGTATTCCGATGTCTTTAAACAATCGCAAGTACCTGTAAGCCGTGCGTTCAGTCACCATTAGTTCTTTGGCTATCACATGCACTGGCATATCACGTTGCTGCATCTGTACCATAAGGGTTAGCACACGTTTAATCTTGTCCATGTTCAATCTGTGTGCGGTTAGGTAATCCACTTTCACCATCTATATACCCGTCGTTATAGGCATTGTAAATGTGGTTCATTTCAATCGTTTGTACCGCGTTCAATAGTGCTTCCATTTCCGCCCATGTCATGCGTATGGCTTGACCTTTGAACTTGCGTTTTAAGGTTAGATGCAATCTGCGTATTGCTGTTTCTTTTTTCTCCTGTGTCATAAATACTTTGTGTCTTTGGTTATGGTAAATAAGTCTTTGTTGACTGCTTTGATTCGTCTATGCAAGTTGTTCTTTACGTACGATGTTTTGGAATTGACAAACATCTGTAGTAATGCTAGACGTTCTTGTTGTAGATCCTCAAGGGGTAGTAACTTTCTTTTGTACATTGAGTTTAAGTAATTCGTTTTTTACGTGGTGGTAGTAAGCTTTCACGGAGTAGAATTCACCGGTGCTTTCGAAATCGTTAAGGATGTCATTAGGTGCGTTGCTGATTGCTTCGTCTACGCAAAGTATTGCGCAGTTAAGTGCTTTGATATGCACATCAACCAGGTTGCCTTCTTGCTTTTCGCCCTCGACTAAATCAAAATAGTTCGAGTACAGTTGCCATGCTTTGTCTTTTGCTTTCATTGTTTAGCTTGTTTAATAATTCTATTACTTGCTCCTTGTTATAGTAGTGCTGCATCGAATTGCGCACATGGTCTTTGAGTTGATCAATGGTCATTGCTTTCATTAGTAGTCGCCTTTAAAGTGATTAAAAAAGTATGCGGGTATTTCGCTGTGCTTTAGCTTCATGCTTACTGCCTTACCACCTGTTGCATTGATTTGATTAGCTACATCATCCATGCTCTTGTTGATATCTCCCCAATTCGATTGATTGTAGAACATGTAGGTGTTAGTGGTGTATGCAGTTTTTGCATAATCCATCCGGGTAGACGGGTCAAGCAGTACCACCATTGCGTAATCTTGCGAGTAGTTACGCAGCACATCCAAACCACCTGCACTAAATCCGATAAGTGCGGTTGTCTTCGGGTCTACGTTTGCAATACTGGATAGCTTCGTACCATATGGTGCTATGTGTATTTCATAGCGTGACCACATCCAATCGGGTATCTGTTTCTCCATCCATGCGGGGGTAGCATAGTGCATGCCCCCCCATATGATTAATGTGCAAAGTGCGTTCATTTGTATGTTTCGTTGTAGTATTTTATTGCATTAACCCATTCAAATATCAATGTAGAATCTTTTTGATTTAGCATTTCGTCGCATGCAGTTTTGTAAGCTTCAATTATTTGGTCACGCTCCATTACCTTAGCTTCTATCTTCAACTCACTTAGGGTTATTGCATTCAATGTGCCATCCGCTATGCGGTTTCTAATGGCATCAATAAGATATTCCACTGCTGTTTCTTTTTTCATTTGTCTTCTTCGTTATAAAAAACCATTAAATGAATAATTAATCCCACATTTAATATACCCCATATCATGAGCAAACTTAATCTACCGCTGTTAGACCATTTTGTAACATCGGTTTCTAACGTAATGAATAAAGCGCATAGATATGCAAGTACTGCGGATGCTATTAAGTAAATCAGTATTTTAATTTCCTTACTCATAGTGCTAAAGTATTAAGGTATTCACGCCACATCGGTACACGCTCCTGAAGCTTTGCGATAGCTGCTTCATCAAACTCCACAACCTTTTCGTGGATGCGCTCCTGTACTGGTATATCATACGTCCATTCGCTAAGGTCTGTTTCAAGGTTAGCACTTGGATTTTCATTCAAGTAAGTAGGCATGTCATAAATCATATTCTTTTCTATGCGCTGCGCCTTTTTAATGAATTCAGGGTTGCTCTGTGGATCAATAAGATTCATGCGTAATGATAAGCGGTACTTTTCAGTATCTATCATTTGACTAGGAGCATTAACAAGCACAAAGCAAAACGTAGCCTTTGGCGCACCTGTTAGCCAGCAATATGCTTGACCTTGCCAATAGTAGTCTTTGCTAATCTCGTTAAGCTTTGCATCCATGAAGGTGTGTATATCCCAACTGCTTTTGATATCCGGCACGTTCACTACTACGCCACCATCTTTAATAAGCAAATCGGGTGTACCTGTAATGTACTCATTCTTGAAATTGATTTCGTTTTTGAATACAATTGCGCCACGTTCCCTGCGCCACATGTCTATCGCATCATTCTCAACCGCTACACCTTTCTCAATATACTTGTTACTTATCTCTTTGTAACGGTTGTACTTCTGTTGGATGTAGATTTCGAGTAGTGCGCTCTTACAGGTTTCTGATAGTCCTGTCTTAGTACGTGCATCGGTCATTAGCTTACCTAGCTGCGATGCTCTAAATAAAGTTTGTTCCATTGTGTTTTGTTATTGATGCTGCTAAGATATTACAACAATCCGCTAAGTTCTTGCTTTTTAACATTTACTAACGGTTCAATCTGTGCGTAGAATTCTTGCGGGCAGGCTTGCAAGATGATGTCACAATCATCTAAGCTTTGCGCTTTCTCGATTAACTCAAGCATGTACTGTACATCTTTATTGGATGCGTTAAGGCTACCCTTTAACTTGAATGGCTTGTACACATCCACGTTGTTACGGTTAAGGTCACGGCCTAACAACTTGCCAAATGACAACGCAGCGTTTTTAAGGCACTCTGTTTTGAGTTTAGGGAATGCAAGGTCTAAGGCGTTGGGCTTTTTATTATCTGCGTTTAATGCCCATCTATTGCGCTGAATCGGGTCGGCTGCTAATGCACTGGGTACTTTGTCAACCATGATGACAATAGATGCTGCACCTGTTCTACGCAACTCATACCCGGTTATCGGATGGATCACTACAAGGTCAAGGCTACCTACAACCTCGTTAGCCATACGCTCCCACTTAAAATTTTCAGTGCGCCAATGGCCGAAGAACATTTCATCTAAGGTGGTTTCTACGTGTGATACTACGAGGGTCTTTGCCTTACCATCGGGGGTCTTTTCAATTCCGAGTTCATCGGGTTTGGCGTTAAGCATTTGCTGAAACTTCTGCAATGCTTCAAGATTGTCTTTGTGGAATGAGTTCATGTTATTTGATTTTGATTTTAATACTTGGCTAAACAATCATTTAGTTCTTGGCAGTAGCTAAGGATTGCAAAGATTACGATAATGGCTACAACGTAGCGGAGAATGGTAGATGCTGTTTTCATATTGTAAGAATTATTGTTATTGATAGCGCGAAGATAGTGCAATTACTTACACTTACCCTGTTAAAAATTGTTAAAATTGCAATTGGTTACAGATTGTAACCACCTTGATTATACCTATAAGGGTATAAATGCAACACAATTACCCTCGTTTATACCTTCAAGGGTATACTACGCCCACGAATAGCTACCGTAGTTCGGGAATAGTTCGAAATACATACGCATCATAATAGCATCTGCGTAGTCAGGTGACTTGCCGTGCATGCGGGCTATTTCCTCTTTGCTTATCACGGCTAATTTGCCATCGGCTTCAGGTTGCCTACGGCGTATCATATCCAGTTCTTGAATGATTACATCCCGGAACTGATTCACTTTAAAGATTACTTTGTTCTGCTCGATTAATTCTGCAAGCTTAAAGTAGCACTCAGCCTTTTGATTCGTGTATCTATCTGCTTGCTTAGCACGCCCACCATTCAAGAAGCCTCTGCACTTTAAGCTATCCACTACACCCCCTCCTACTCCATCTTCATCACAGATCACATTGCTTAGTTTGATGCTGTGCCTATCGCATAGTTGGCGAATGGTGCTAACTACTGTGGTGATAGGTTGCTTACGCAGCTCGTGTATCTCCATCAAATGCAAGCCATGCCATACGCATATCACGCTGCGGTCTTTTCCTAGTCGTGCGATATCTGCACTTATATACTTTTCACCTTTGCTTTCTTCATCCCGGAAGCAGCGCACTAAGTCATCGTATTGGTAAAGGTTATCTACGGACTCATCATACTCCCAATCTCCATCCAATAAACGTCTTCTGTCCACTTCAGGCAGCATGCGCAGCGTTTCAATGTACGATTCGGGTAGATGCGGATTGTCATTTGGCAATGATTGTATGAACGCAAGATGTTGCGGTAGGCTTTGCGTCTTAAACGGGGAATAGAACTCGTTGTACAACCATCCTTTTGAAGGGTTGCATGTAAGCAACATCTTTGGTTTGAGGTCATATTGATTAAGTTTGAATCGAATTCGCGACTGAAGTATGTCTATTGCTCGTTTGCTAACCTGTGCCGCCTCGTCTACGTAGGCATCTGTTAATTCTAACCCGCCTAAACTATGAAACTCCGCATCTGATGGATAGGCAAACAAGTCTTTCAGTATTATCTCGCTGCCATTGTTAAACGTGATGACGTGCGTTTGATTGTTAATCGTGTAGTGTTCGTTAGGTGATAATCCAAACATCTGCGCTACCTCAAAGAATGTTTTTAACGTGGTCTTTTTTAGCGTATCTAATTTGCTACGGCCTATCAACCCACGTGTACCTGGATACTTGAACCTTCGGCTTATTTGCCATGCACATCCGATAAATGATTTGCTTCCGCCTGCTGCACCACCGAAAAGCACCACACGTGCCGGGTGTGAATTACCCAGCACACGCAATGCTTCTTTTTGTTTCGGTAGGTACTCAATCATTAGAATGGCAAATCGCCTGTGCCTTGTGAATGGTCTACTTCTTCACGCTTGACGAGTGGCTCACTCATCTTACCTGAAAAGAACTTTCCGTTCTTGCCTTCTTTAACCCACGCAGCCAAGCGCATCTTCTTTCCATTGACCATAATTTCACCTGTGTATTCAGGTGCATTGTTTGTTGTCTTGTTGTTCTTGAATAGGGTGAACTGCCCTTCTTGCATTTGATAGTTACTCATTGTATTAATTGTTTATGATTCCGATGTCTTCAATCATTAGGCTGATTGTGGTCTTGCCGTTAAAGTCTGTTGTTTCAATCACTTCAAAAGGTTCGTGGTCGATGCTATGCCCATTGATAAAACCAATGTACACTTCCACATCATCCGGGTACTGCGCAAGCTTATCCCACAATTCACCTATTGTCATAGCTTATATTCATCTTTGTCCGTGAGCAAATGTAACTCTTCAAAGATAAGGCGCATTGCTGTATTATCATGCATCGATGGTCGCATGCTGCGCTTAGCTGTTAGCAAGAACAACTTGCGTAACAACTCCACTTCTTTTTGTTGATCGTACTTCATTTGTCACCTCCGTATGTTTCGTTGTAGTATTTTTCTGGTGTTCTTCGGTATTTTTCGTTATAATAATATGACGCCATACCTTCATTAGAACTAAAGCCGTTGCGCCACGCTTGCACCATCTGCTCCTTTTCCATTGCTTTGGCGTTAAGATATGCAGTCCACAAAATCTCAGGTGTCTGATTTTTTTTATCAATGAGTTGATTAAAAAACCACTCTAAGGCTGTTTGCTTTTTCATCTCAGTATTCATTTTGGTTTTCGATGATGTTTTGTTGCCTTCTGTAATAATACTGTTTTGCTTCCTCAATCCATTCTTCCTCTGTCCAATGCCTACTGTAATATCCACCTCCCGGTGTATCAGGCCAAGCATTCTGCCTTACTTGTAGTCTATCTACTCCATTAACCAAACAAGTATAGTACTTTGTTGTTTTGCGTTCGCCATCGTCAGTTATAGTTTCTGATGTGTTCGGACTTATATAAACTTCTGTAATTATTGGTTCTTTCATATTAGTATTCATTTTGATTCTCTATTAGTTCCCTGTAACGTTCCTTCCTGTACTCAGTAAATTGATAAGGCTTGTTCTTGTACACGCGAAAGCGCACATCATTATCCCATTGCGGCAAGTCATCGTATTCACGCATCAATGCTATTTCAATCTGTGGTGGATTGCTGCGCTTTGCCTCTTGCTTAGGTGCTTCTTCAATGCGTAACTTATCCGCTGCCTGTTGGATAGCATCCACAACCTGCGGGTGTTGGAACATTTCGTAGATGTTGTTGTTGCTCTGTTGATCCTTAACCATGCGATTGGTCACAGCATCACGTTTGCTAAAGTATTTGCGTATCCATTCAAAGAATACCTGCCCATCGATGCGGTTATATACTGGGCCATATTCGCCCTTCATTGCCATGCGAAAGCAGATGCGGAATTCTTCAACACGCAGGTAGTAATATTCCTCCATAATCAATTCAGCTGTAAGCATTAGCTGCTGCGGGTTCATAGGCTGCTGAAGGTTGAAGTACTGTTGGCATTCATCCATCAATGCAACCAACACACCCAGTGCTACCTGTTCTCCTTTTTGCTTTTTGATTTCACTCAGTGCCGGGGATGTCTTCGATGCCAAGACTTGATGCAAGGCTGCTTCTGTACTGCTTGCGGAATTGTTCAAGTTCGCTATTTCTTTTCTCTCGTTCATTGTGATTTGGTTTATTATTTTCAAATTTAGAATTATTATTCATCCAATTTCGGACGGCTGCTTCCCAATTTTTCATTTTGTTTTTGCCAACCATCCAACCGTTGCTTTCGTAATGATTAAAAAACGCCTTTGATTCAGTTACTACTTTGGCATCATTCCACACGTTCCCGGCTAATGAATTTTTTTCTTTCATAAAATTTAAAATTTCATCATACGCAGGAGCACGAAAGTGCGACCTAGAAACCTTAGCATTTACATTTTCATTATCATTCACATTAACATTCTCATTTACATTATCATTTACATTTACATTAGCTTGCACCTTGCTTACATCTTGCTTCGGTTTTGCTTCTTGTTTGCTTATGACTTGCTTTACTTTTGGTTTGTTCCCGTTTTCAAATCGCTTCTGATTTGCATCAAGTTGCGGCTTGATTAACGTGAACACAGTCTTAGCCACTCCTTTCAATTCAACCTCGTTAAAATTCAATGCGTATTCGAAGATGGCAGAATATACCTCCGACTGAAGTTCTGCATCCAGTTCCTTAATCGCTTCATAGAACGAGCGATAAAATACAGTCGATTCTCTCATGGTAAAAAATACCCACCACTACACACAAAGGCGTACCCTCAGCTGAATAGCTTATGGCAATGCGGTAATGGTGGGATTTAAAATATTTTTCATAGGGTACGCGTTGCAAATATAGTCAAACTATTTTACAATCCTAATTTTC